GTCGGCTCCGGCGGCGACTCCGTCTTCCTGCCACTGGTAGGCATAGGACGTCGGATGTCCGGTCCATTCGCCCATCGTGCAGGAGAGCGTCGCGCCCTCCTGCCAGATGTAGGGAACGACGAAGTTCTCCGGCGGATCGGTCGAAGATGACGCGACGCCTTCGTCGGCGAGATGTTGCGCTTCCTCCGGCGTGAAGGCGGCGTCTTCGCCGGGATTGTAGGACGCAAAGTGTCGCTTGAAGGTGACGACGACGTCGCGTTGCGGGATACCCTCGACCGCCATTGTCGTCCTCCGTCAGATCGGATCGGTAAGCGTCGGCGGCGCGTTCGCGCCGGTCGCCAGAGCGGGCCTGATGGCGGCGGCCTGCGACCACGTGGGATTGAGCGGCTGAGTCGAGTAAGGCGCCCCGGCGGCCCCTGGAACCCCGGTAAAGGCCCAATCCTGCGTCAACAGGACGACGAGCGACTGAAGGTGCCGCATGTTGACGTCATGCTCCGCGATCACGCGGAACAAGGATTGATCCCGCTGGAAAGCGGAGACCATGCTCACCCCGTCGTTATAGGCAGCGACGTCCGAGGCATCGACGACGACGTTGTAAGTGTCGGCGATCACGAAGTCGGCCATGTCGACGAAGTAGACCTCCGACCCCTTCGTATAGGTCGAGATCGAGAGGTTCGTCGGGATTTGCTGCGTCAGTCGGACGGGATAGCCCTCGAAGCGTCCGGCGGCGATCTCGTCTTTGAAGTAGAACCCGCCGACCTGATCGCGGGCGGTCGCGATGAAGCGCGCGACGGTCGGCGACATGATCCAGACCGGGCGGATCATCCGCGACATGCCGTTCTGCAAGGCTAGGATCGCCGCTGACGCCCCGGAGAGGATCGCGGTCAACTGATCTCCGGCAGACGGCGTCGCGGGCATGGCGGCGACGGTGATCACGTTCGCGGCCAGCGCCAGATGGCGCATTCCGATCGGTCCCTTGTCGGTGCCGTCACCCCGGAGGAAAGCGAGGTCCTCGCGGCGGGCGATGGTCTGGACGAGGTCGTCGCGGACGACTTCCTCGACCCCGATCGGCGAGCGGCGGATCAGGTCGTTCGAGACGGGAACCATCGCGGTCAGTTTCTTCGCGACGAAGTTCACGTCGTCGAAGCGTTCTTGTGAGACCGCGATGTCGTCGAGTTCGTTCTGATAGGCGGCGGTCGCTCCGCCAGCGAGGCGCGGGATCGTCAGATTGCCCATCGGCATTCCGACTTCCATCGGGCTTGCGCCGCGAACGGCGGTCGAGGCGCGGAGCAGCTCGATCAGGTCGGCCATGAAGTCTTGCGGGATCAGCGCGCCGCCTTCTCCGGTGATGTTCGAGACCAGCGCGCGAGCGACGAGTTCGTCGCCGAAGCGGGTCGAGATGAACTCCGCCGCCTTCTCGACGGAGACCTTGTTATACCGGGCGTGCATCAACCCGATCACGAAGCGGGCCGCCTTGATCCCGCGCTTTTCCTTCAGTCCGGCGTCGGGATCGCGCTTCGCTCGCGGCGGAACGCGGTCGGCGCGGACGCGGAACCCGCCGCGCTTGTCGCCGTCGTCCTCGCCGTTCTCGTCGTCGTCTCCGTTCGCGTCCTGTGCGCCTTCCGCTGCGGCCTGCATGGCGGCGGCGACGCGCTGTAGACGCTGGTCGATCGCGGCCAGCGCGGAGGCGAGTTCGTCGAACGTGTTCGACTGTTCCTCGTCCAGCGGCTTGTCGTCGTCTTCCTTCGCGACGAGGTCGGCCATCTTCGCGACGAGATCGGCGCGCCGACGCTTCAACTCGCGATGTTTCTCGGAAAGTCCTGACATGGTCTTTATCCTTGGTTGTGCGGCGCGCTCGCTCCACTGCGAGTAACAGACCGCCGCGCGTTGATCCTGATCGGGATAATCCTCGACCATCGTGTCGTTCCCCATGCACCGGCTGACGAAGTCGTCCTGCGACTCTCCGTCGTTCGGCGTCGGGATCGGCATCAGGCAGTTGCCATCGCCAGTTGGAGCACGCGTCGGCGGCGCGCTCGCGCTCTTGCTTGTTCTTCATTGAAGGACGTCAGTTCCTCGCCGGTTGTCGGCGGGGTGTCGGAGGCGACTTCGCCCCCTGGCACAGCTTGCGCGGGTTCGATCAACGCTTCCGGGTTGGCGGGAACGGTGACGATCGAAAGCTCGACGAGTTCCTGTTCCTCGAAGTCGATCCCCGGGAACCAGTCGTCGGCTCCGCGCGCTTTGTCGGACGTGTATTGCCACTTCGTCGGACGGAACCCGACGGAGGTCGCGGCGATGAAGCCCTGGCGCGCGAGGCGATAGACGGACTCGGCGAACGCGCCGCCTTCGGGCGTATCTTCGGGGATGAACTCGACGCTCGCCTTCAGGCATCCGTCGACGACGCGGACGTCGAACGCGCGTCCGATCGGAAGGCGGGTCGCGTCATGCGACCACAGCACGGTCGGGTTGCGGCGATAGTTCGAGAGGTCCCAGCCGCCGATGGCGATCACGTCGTTCTCGCGGTCGACGGTGTCGGTCGAGATGGTGAAGCGGATCGCGCGCTGATCGCCGCCGATCTGTTCCGCTGGCGCCAGCATTTGCTTCCGCACGCCCAAGCCGGAGCGCGTCCGGTCGCGATTGCGGTTGATGTTCTTGAACTGCGTCGCGCTAACGAGATGCATCGTCCGGTCCCCCAGGTTCGGGCTTCGGAGTGTTCGCGTCCGGCTTGTCTCCGGGTTGCGCGGAGGGTGCGGTCGTCGTCTGCGCGAGGTTGTCGGACGGAACCGCGGTATTGAGCGGGACGCGGTATTCGTCGCCGGTCCCGTCGTCGATCGGGTTCATGTTCTCTTTTGCGCGGACTTCGTCCCGGTTCATCCAACCGTTAAGCGTGCCGATCTGATACGCCTCGAAGCGCGTCTTCAGATCCCCGCGCGTCATGTCGTCGAAGTCGAACTCGCACTCCAAGATCGATCGCTCGTCCTCGAACAGCAAATGATGATCGAACAGTTCCTTGATCGAGCGCGCGGTCGGTTTCAACGCGCTGTCGACGTATTGCTGATTCTGCTGTTCGATGTTGTTCAGCGTCGCTTTGTCGAGTTCACCGAGACGGTGCGGCGGGACGCCGTAAAGGCGGCAGATGTCGATCACTTGGAAACGGCGGGTTTCGAGGAATTGCGCTTCCTCGTTCGTGATCGCGATCTTCTCGAACGATCCGCCTTCCTCCAACACCGCGACCTTGTGCGCGTTCTGCACTCCGGCGTGAACTTCGCGCCAGCTATTCGCGATCCGGTCGGAGGCTTCCTTCGACAAGGCTTGCGGGAACTTGATCACGCCGCCGATCTGGCCGCCTTGGCGGAATAGGATGCCGCCGTGTTGCTGCGTCGCGAGGGCCAGTCCGATCACGTCCTGCGCGACGGCGATCGGCGAGACGCCGACATAACCGTCCATCGAGACGTTCTTGAGATGGATCATGTCGTCCGGCGGGACGAGTAGCCCATAGCCCAGGCGACGCGAGTTGATCCGATACCACATCTCCCCTTCGTCGGTGAGCATGATGGTCGCGCGGTCCGGCGCGATCGGGACGAGTTCGATCGGGTTCGCGTCGCGGTCGCGCTCGACGACGACGAACGCGTTGCCGCGAAGCATCAGCGAGGTCGTCGCGTAGGAGATGAACTCGAACCACGTTTGCCAGCGGTTCGGACGGCGAAACAGCTTGTTCAGCGGATGAAGCGGTTCGCGGCGGTAGCCTCCGCCAGCGAGCTTGCGGCGGACGAAGGGCTTCAGCATGGCGATGTCCTGCGAGATGCAGCGGACGCAGGAATAGACGGCGGCGGACTGAAGCGCGGTGAACGGGGTTACGGGAACGCCGGTATTCGACGCGTAGCCGCCCAAGGCGGCGTAGAGCATCGGTTGCGGCCAGCCCAGGCCGCCGAGGGTCGAGGTCACGGCGGCGTCGGCTTTGGTCTCCGTCGTCGAGGGTGTGGAGTCTACCGGCGCGGCTCCGAGTATCCAGTGACCGAGACGCTCGCGGAAGGTCATGCGCTACCAGCCATGTCGGGTCATCCAGGAGATCGCGACGACGGCGAGGGTCATCGCGACGAGAAGGAAGTTCATCGGAAAGGCCGCATGAAGCGATCGACGATCAGGATCGCGATCGGGATCGCCAGACCGCCCACCGCGCACGCACCGAAAAAGAACCCGCGCCAAAATTCGCTCATTAGAAGCTGATCAACCCCCTTGTTTCGTAAACGGAGGTCGGCTTCGGCTGCATCGAGCGGGCGATCGCCATGATCAGCGCGACGGCGGCGTCGATCTTGTTCTCCGGTCGAGCTTTGCGCGGATAGACATTCCCGCGCGCGTCGAAGTGTCCGACGACGTTGCCGACGCACCACGCGAGCGGTCCGTTGCCGTCGTGTCTGATCCGACCGGCGCGGATCGCGGCCTCGAGTTCCTTCGTCGGTTCGCTGAAGTTTTGCGTGTTGCTGCGGAACTCGATCACGGGGACGCCGAGCGAGCCTAGGCGTTGCGCGAGTTGCGTCGATCCCCACGGGTCATAGGCCATCGAGCGGACGCGGAAGCGGCGGCACCACTGAAGGACGTCGTCCTCGATCGCGCCATAATCGGTCTCGTTCCCCGGCGTGATGATCAACTCGTTCGAGGCGGCCCAGCCGGGATATGAGGGATTGCGCGCTTCCATCACCGCCGCCTCGTTCAGATAGCAGCGGGCGAAGACGGAATATTTCGAGGAATATTTTTCGCCGTCGGCGTCGTTCGCTTCGGGGAAGACGGCGACGAGCGCGGCGAGATCGGACTTCGAGGCGAGGTCGAGGGCGAGATGGCACTCGCGTCCTTCGAGGTCCTCGATCTTCAGATCCCGGTCGGCGCACAGCGTCCACTGGCGGGTCGAGAACAGAGCTTCGTCGGCGCCGATCCAGATGTTCAAGTGTCGGGTCCGGACGGCGGACTCCTGCGCGGGGTTGTTCCTGGCCTGCCGCATGATCCCACGGATCGCGTCCGGCTGAACGCTCACACCCCAGGCGGGATTAGCCTTGATCCACGTCGCCTCGTCCCACGGATCGTCGGTGTCGTCGATCGAGTAAATGATCGTGAACAGGCGGTCGTCTTCCTGCACGCCGTTCAGGACGCGGAGTCCGTAGTCCCAAAGCTGGCGACCGATCCCGGCGTTGTTCTGCGTCGCGGTCGAGATCGAGAGCAGGAACGGCTGACGGCGCTTGCCCATCGCGGTCGACAGCGCGTCATAGACTTCGGAGGTCCGATGCGATCCGATCTCGTCGCACACCGCGACGGAGACGTTCAGTCCGTCGAGGGCTTTCGCGTCGGACGAGATCGGGATGAAGCGCGACGCGGTCCGTTCCTGAAAGATCGAGTTCGTCAGAACCCCGACTTGCCAGCGGGCGCGCATGTCGTCCGAACGGCGGACCATGTTCTGCGCGGTCTCGAACAGGATGCGGGCCTGATCGCGGGTCACGGCGGCGGCGTAGCCCTCCGCTCCGCCCTCGTTCTCGCCGAACGTCATGTAAAGCGCGAGCGGGGCGGAGATCGTCGTCTTGCCGTTGCCCTTGGGGACGTAGACGACACCCTGACGGAAGCGGCGCGCGTCGTCCTCGCGCGATTTGAAGCCGAAGACGTTCGAGAAGACGAGCTTTTGCCAATCCATCAGCTTGATCGGCTTGTCCGCGAGCGGTCCTTTGATGTTCGGCATCGCGGAGGCGAAGATCATCGCGCGAAGCGCGGCGTTCTCGTCGAAATACCAGCGCGAGTCTTTCTGCGCTTCGTCATAGTCGCGGAGGAACCGCTCGCAGGCCAGACGCGCGTGCATCGAGGCGGCGGTCGGGTCCTCCGCCGTCTTCCGGGCGTAGGCGAGCGCGTCGGCGACGAACTTGCGCGGATCGGCTTCGAGGACGGTCGTCCTAGCGCGCTTGGCCACCGCCGATCACTTCCAAGAGCTTCCAGGGATCGGGGTTCTCGTCCTCGACGATCGCGTCGATCGTCGTCGGCGCGTCGGAATGGATGTGAGGGCGCGCGGCTGGCGAGAAGCCCAACTCTTGCGCGAGGCGGATCATCGTCCTGGCCGTCTTGTCGAGGATGTCATTGTAAGGCGACGGCGCGAACCCGTCCGGCGTCTTGATCAACAGCTTCAGCTTGGAGTCGCGATCGAGCGCGGCTTGCATCAGGCGCGCGACGTTGTGACGGTCGGAGGCTTCGACCCAGAGGCGGAGGATGTCGCGGTCGATCCGCTTCATCACTCCGGCGGGCATGTTCTTCACGCAATAACGCCAAATGTCCTCTTGGCTGTCGGTCAGATCGGGCGGCGGCTCGTCGAGGTCGCCGATCGGCTTCGGCTCGAACTTGCGGTCGCGTCCGTGCTGCGTCGGATTGTAGGAACCTCGGAGCTTCAAGAGCGCGGTCGGCTTCGGCGTCGCGGCCCCGCGCGGGCGTCCTTTAGCCAATCTCGATTGCCCAGTCGGAGGTTGCGCGCTCGACGGCGCGGACGAGGCCGGGATAGGTCCGGCAGAGGCGGCGGATCGCGTCGCGCTCCATCGCTTCGGTCCGGTATTCCTTGCACCCACCGGGATCGTGCCAGTGCGTGTTCTGCCAGTAGAGGTATTGCGCGGAGACGACGCCTCCGTCCTCCGTGATGCACCGGGCGCAGAGTTCGTAATCTTCCTTGACGGGGAACGTCTCGTCGAAGGTTACGCGTCCGTCATTGATGATCCCCATGCAGGACGCGGTCACGTAGGATCGGAAGCGGAAGGGGAAATACGGATAGCAGGCGCGGGTGGCGCTGTCGGTGCGAACGCCCCAGATACGGAAGCCCATTTGTTCCGTCACTTCGAACAGCTTGCGGAACTCCGCGAGCCACGTCGCTTCCGGCAGCGGCTCGTGCACCGCGTGACGGTCAAAGAGATGCGTCCAGCCAGCGGTGCGGAGGTCGTCGTCGATCATGACGACGCGGCGGTCCTTCGCGTGCTTCAAAATCCAGTTGCGGGTCGCGGTGATCCCGCGAACCTGGTCCGGGACCTCGACGACGTTCAGCGATCCGGTCTTCCGGTAGGCTGACGCTTCGAGCTTCGGGACGAAGACGGAGGCGGAGGGGATCGCGGCTTGCGAGCGGACCTTGCCGGCGCGGCCTTTCGACGGGATCGCGATGATCATGCTTTGAGGCTCGCGAGGGGAGGAAGGGTCGAGGCTCCGGCGCGACGGAGCTTCTCGGCGTGGCTGGCGCGGATCGGCGTCATACGCTTCGGCCAGAGGGCTTCACCTTCGAGGCGGCGATAGCGTTCGATGCGGCTCGACACGACGTTCTTCGTCACGCCGCAGGCGCGTCCGATCTCGGAGTATGTCTTCCCGGCTTTCCAGAGGGCGTGAAGCTCGTCACGGGTCATTGCTCGATCTTCGCGAGGAAGTCGGCGGCGCGGACGACGCGCTGCGTTCCGGTATCGTCGAACGGCGAGCCTTTCTTGTAACCGCCACGGCGGACGGGCGTCAGATCGAGGGCGACCTTCAGTCGCTCCCACTCGTCTTCGTTCGCGCAGACGATCAGGCAATACTCGCGGGCGGGTTCAAGCTGTAGCGCGCGAGGGAGTTCTTCGGCTTCGGCTTCGTCCTCGATCGCGGAGGGCGCGAAGCCGATCTTCTCTAGGTCGAACGCTTGCGCCTGAAGGTCGGCGAGTTCGACGCGCAAGAGTTCCTTGTTCCATGTCGCGTGAAGCGGAATTTCGTTGTCGGCGATCGTGTATGCGCGTTTCTGCGCGTCGGACCAGCCGCGCGCGACGACGACGGGAACTTCGGCGACGGAGAGTTGATGCGCGGCGAGGACGCGTCCGTGACCGGCGATGATCTGGTCGTCCTCGTCGATCAGGATCGGGACGGTCCATCCCCACTCGCGGATCGATCCGGCGATCTCCGCGATCTGCGTCGGCGAATGTTTGCGCGCGTTGCGGGCGTAGGGAATGAGCTTCTCGATCGACCGACGCTCGATCTGATCAGCGGGCCAATCTCGCGGGGACGCGGCGTCCCCGCGAGAAGCGGCGTCGCTCATTCCGGCTTTTCCCTGCGCCTTAACAACGAAAAATCCATTGGGGCGCGGTCAACGCGTCACAAGGTTTCAAGTTTCGCACACCGTATGGGGTCCCTCGCGGCGACGACGAGGCGCGATCAGACCGAGCGCGACCACACCGAGACCGAGGATCGCGAGCGCGGACGGCTCGACGACGGGCGTCGCGGAGAAGTTCCCCGAGATCGCGGCACTGAAGTCGGCGAGGGTGGTTCCTGTTATGCCCACGGGCGGGATCACGTTCGAGAACGACAGCGAGATCGCTTCGGGTGGGCCGAGGTCGATCGCCGGTATCTGATCGCTCGTCGTGGTGATCGTGTCGGGCGGAGCGCCGACTGACAGCGTCAACGATGGACCCGTGCCGAACAACGCGTCGGTGAATGTGCCGGAGAGATAATTCGTCCCGGTCCCACCAAGCCCGGAAGTGATTTGCCACGAGCCATTGAAGTGTTGCAGCACGGACGATCCGACTGCGACGGCAGCATCCGTGCTGGTCGCGTTCAGGTTCAGGATCGCGGCTCCCAGAAAGCCTCCGATGTCTTGTGTGATGTTGATTGCGACGTTCGTGCCGTTGATCGTCGTCGCTGTGCCTCCACCGTTCGCGGTTCCAGTGATCGTGTTCGATCCGGAGACCTGACCGAAGTTCAGGACGACGGTCGCGGACGCTGGCGCGATCATCGCCCAGGCGATTGCGGTCGAGGCGAGGAATAGGGTTCGCATTGTCAGGTCTCCATCTCGATTGCGTGGAACGCGTCTCCGTCGTTCGCGGGATCGCCCGCTCCGCCACGGAAGCGGATCGTCCTTTCGTGCACTTTCTGTCCGACCCATTGATCGGCGACGAGCAATCCGTTCTCGGTCTCCGCGATCAGGATCGCGGCATGTGATCGTCCGTCGAGATGATTCCCGTAGCGTCCGGACTCGTCGAATGTGGCGATCGCGGTTCCGGGCGGGAGATTGGACCCGCGCGCTGGAACTCCGCGTCGCCATTGCGTCGTGATCGGAGCGCCGCTCGTTTCACGAACGAAGGGCACGCAATGGCCGGTGCCAATGACGTGCCCTCGCAGATGTTCGTGTCGTTCAGCGACGAACGGCAAGGCTAACGCTTCGGCTCCGGCGTCGGCGGCAGCGGAGTGCCAGCGACCGGCGGCATCCCCGGAGGCAGCGGATACCCAACCGAAAGGCTCGTGTCGACGACTGTGTAACCGATTACCTTCGCTCCGCTTGCGGTGGCGGCGACGATCGCGACGAGGAACTTATGCGAGGAGTGCGGTCGCGGCGGCGCTTCACTGCCCGGAGGCA